TGGGTGAGACATTCTCTTCAGAATGTTATGAACTTATGAATTTAGAGATATGGATGGACGGCAGAGGTTGTGATAACTCTGCAATCGGTGTGAGTGGTTGTTATGAACCATACACAAGGTTGGTTGCTTAATGAAATATCTTAAAGAGATTACAGATTGGAACATATCTAATCACACTTATATAGTCAATGATGCTGGACATCTAGTTGGTTATATTAAGACTGGAACTAAAGAAGAAATCATCTTCAAATCACCTATGAAACAGTTCTCCAAATCAAGGAGAAAATTTATTCAACTCAAGCGTTGACATTGCTACGCACTTTTTGATACCATTACCTTATGACTGAGAAACTACTAATACAAAAAGACAACCTTGCAAAATTACTTGCAAAGGAAAACTTAACAATCGTGCATAGGAAAGTTCCTACTGCATACTTCGATTTGAAGAATAGAATACTTTGTTGTCCTATTCTTAAAGAAGACATTTCACCAGAACTTTATGACTTGTTTATGGGTCATGAAGTATCTCATGCATTGAATACACCCTATGAAGGTGTTCATTCTGCAGTGGTAAAAAACAAAACTCTTAAAGGGTATTTGAATGTTGTTGAAGATGTCAGAATTGAGAGAATGATTAAAGAGACTTATCCTGGTCTTAGAAAATCATTCTTTAAAGCATACAACGAATTAATGGACATCGATTTCTTCGGTGTTAATAAAAGAAACATACAAGAAACTTCACTGATTGATAAAATCAATTTGATTACTAAATGTGGTCAGAGAGTTAACATCAAACTAACTGCTGAAGAACAAAAGTTCTTAGATTGGGCAATGTCTTGTCAGACTTGGGAAGAAGTCGAAGAATGTGCAACTGCAATCTATGAATGGTCTAAAGAAAATGAAACAAGAACTGAAGACGATGAAAAATTAGTTCCTCAAATGTTCGATATCGGTGATGATGAAGAGTCAGACGAAGAAGAAGAAAATCAAAACGATGAAGACTTCGAAGATGGTTCAGATTCATACGATGATGATTATATGGATTCAGAAGAAGATTCAGACGAAGACAATCTTCCAGATGTAGAAGACACTGAAGATTCTGGTGAAGAAGAAACCGATAAAGAATCTGAAGACGAAAGAAAAGATACTGGTAGAAAAGGTGGTCTTGGTTATGATGCAGAGAATTACGATTCAGAAGATGGTGCTAGAGAGTCTATCACTGAACACAATGCACATAACAATGAAGAACAATTTATTTCAGATAGTAATGTGATTATGACTCATATCAATCTGAAAGAAAAAATGAAATCAAAAGCAATGACTGATATTGTTTATCCTTATAAGAGAGTGAGACAAGATTGGAAAAACTTCTTTGAAGGAAAAGACAAAAGTGGTGAGACATTAGACAATGATGAATTCAGAGATTTAGAAACTGAAAAAACTAAAAAGATGGCAGAAGTTTCTGGCAGAAAATTAGTTGATAAAAACAAAAAGGTAGTCATGCATATGGCAAAAGAGTTTGAAATGAAACAAGCTGCTCTTGCTCAAGCACATGCCTTTACTGGTAAAACTGGTAAGTTAGATATGAATAGACTTGCTAAGTACCAAATCGTTGATGATGTTTTCAAAAGAATGACATATCTTCCAGACGGAAAGAATCATGGTGTTCAAGTTCTACTTGACTGGTCTGGTTCAATTTGTGGTGAAGTTATGGACTTATTAGAACAATCATTGATACTTGCAATGTTCTGTAAAAAGGTTGAGATACCTTTCAGAGTATACTTGTTCTCTGACCAAATCATGCACAATTCAAGATATGGTTGGGACAGAGACGAAGGCAATATCAGACTTGTTGAAATTTTCTCTAACGAAATGAAATCAAAAGAATACTTAGATGCAATAACAATTCTTGGTGGTCTTTACAATGAACATTATACTTCTGATATCGGAAGTTATCATCAGAGAGGTTTCGAAAAGAAAGCAGAAGCATTCAATGAATGGTTTGAAGGTGCTGACTACATTGACCCACAAGGTTATTACTGGAACACAAGATATAATCACCCAGCAGGATATGGTTTGGGTGGAACTCCTCTTGACCAGTGTTTGGTTGGAATGAGAAACCTAATTCCAGAATTCAACAGTTCATACGGAATTGAGAAATCAATTCTAACAATTATCACTGATGGTTATAGCCACAGAGCAGACTGTCTCTATCCTGATAAAGAAGAGGAGAAACAAATTGCAGAACAAATAGGTGATGGTGATAGATGGATGACTCAAAAGAAAAGAAAAATAGTTGACCCATATTCTGGAAAAGTTTATGACTATGAAGAAGACAGATACGGAAGAGGAGATTTTGAGAGAACTCAAAACATCTTAGAGTGGTTAAAATCAGAAACAGGAGTTATAACAACTGGTTACTTTGTTTGTGGCAGAAAAGGAGACTTCATGCAACTTATGAGCACGATAGGTCAAGATATGGATTATTCAGACAACTCTGCCTGGTTACAAACTAGAAAAACTGGTACTGTTTGGGAAACTAAAGGGTACGGAAAACTATTCACTACTGGTTCAACTACTTTGGTTGTTTCTGGTGAAGACGAACTTGATGAAGAATTAATTGGTGCGAAGAAAGGTAAACTAACAACTGCCTTTAAGAAAAACCAAAAGTCTAAATCAACATCAAGATTTTTAACAAATGAATTTATCAAGGAGATAGCATAATGAGAGAACCATTACAAGTAGACCAAGCATATTACCACAATTACGATGCATCGTATTCCAAATTTGCAGATGCAGTTATGGATGTAGGACCAAGTCCTTGCGTCAAGTTTAATTGTCCAAGATTTAAACAATGTGCCGAAGAAAAGGTAGAATGTAAAGCATTCAGATTTTGGGTTAATAACGGAGAAATGGAAACATACTCTAAAAAAGTAAAAGGTATGGTCTCAATTGAAAAAGACTTAGAGAGAATTCTAAGAATATGCGAGTAAGCGGTTGACAATGCTACGCACTTTTTGATACCATATCCAAATGATGAGAAATAACAAAGAAAAGGAGACTATATGAGTTATTCAACTATGACAGAATCTATATCAGTAAATGGTAAAGATTTTAGAATGAGTCCTGACAGACAAGAGTTTGTTGCGACTTTACAATCGGTCTATCCAGACCAAACTTCATTCTCGAAGGAAGACTTAGAGAATGTTGGTGCTGTCCCATATTGGGTCAAATCAACCAAATATCCATTCAGAAATTCTGATGCAACGGTATTTGATTTATCTGCATTAATGACCAATGTCATTCCAATGCCAGTGAAACCGACACCAGTTATGCCAATGGCAAGTGCGAATCCTTCGCAAATGCCTGTTGCTGCTCAAACTGAAACGGTCAATGTACTCGAAGACAATGTTAAAATTGTTCCAGAGAAAATGTCTAATTATGTTCCTTTTGGTCATTTCAAAGATGTCAAAAACATAATCAAATCTGGAATATTCTTTCCAGTGTTTGTAACCGGTTTATCTGGTAATGGTAAAACTCTTATGATTGAACAAGTATGTGCATCATTAAAGAGAGAACTTTTCAGAGTCAATGTAACCATTGAGACCGATGAAGATGATTTAATGGGTGGACACACTCTTCAAAATGGTAACATTACTTTCAGAGAAGGTCCTGTTATCAAAGCAATGAGAAAAGGTGCAGTTCTTCTATTAGATGAAGTTGACCTTGGTTCAAACAAGTTGATGTGTCTACAATCAGTCCTTGAAGGAAAAGGATATCTAATCAAAAAAACTGGAGAGTGGGTAACACCTGCACCAGGTTTTACAATTCTTGCGACTGCAAATACTAAAGGTCAAGGTTCAGAAGATGGTAAGTTCATCGGAACTCAAATCATGAATGAGGCAATGTTAGAAAGGTTTGCAATCACAATGCAACAAGAATATCCACCAGTGTCAGTTGAAAAGAAAATTCTTGAAAAAGAAATGGCACTAACTGGTGCAGTTGATTCAGAGTTCACTACCAAGTTGGTAGATTGGGCAGACATTATCAGAAAAACCTTCTATGAAGGTGCTATCGATGATGTGATTACTACAAGAAGACTTGTTCACATCGTCAATGCATTCAGAATGTTTGATGATAGAATGAAGTCTATTGAAATGTGTATTTCAAGGTTCGATGAAGAGACCAGAATGTCTATTCTTGACCTCTACACAAAAATCGATGAGGGTGTTTCTCTAACTGAGGAAAACCCTATTGACGAATCAGAGACTTCAGAGTATAATGATTAATATGTTTGGTAAAAAGACTACAATCGACTACAAATATAATGAGGACAAGTCCCTAAAGGAACTTGCCTCTTATATCGATAAGACTTATGACCAACATTACTCTCTTAACAAATACCAGTCTACTGAATTTATTATAGATTCAGGACATGGTGAGGGTTTTTGTATCGGAAACATAATGAAATATGCACAACGATATGGTAAAAAAGGTGGGAAGAATAGAGCAGACCTCTTAAAGGTTTTACATTATGCTTTGTTCATGCTACATGTTCACGACAAAGCAAATAAGGAGGCTAACAAGTGATGAAAATTAGTAATGATACGAGGGATGTTCTAAAGAACTTCTCAACAATAAATTCTGGTATTAAAGTTACCAGTGGTAAACAACTGCAGACAATTTCAAATATGAAAAATATTCTGGCAGTTGCAACAGTAGACGAAGAGTTTCCACAAGATTTCTCTATCTACAATCTACCTGAATTCTTAGGTGCAACTTCTCTTTTAGAAGATGCAGACTTTCAATTCGGTGATGCAAGTGTAACCATTTCAGATACAAATTCTGCATTGGCATACTTCTATGCAAGTGAAGGAATGGTGACCTCACCAGAAAAGATGATAACAATGCCAGATGCAGAAGTATCTTTTGATGTTTCATCTTCACTTCTAAATGATTTAAACAAAGCTGCTAGTGTTCTAGGAGTGAATGATTTGATTCTTAAATCTGACGGAACTACCATGACATTGGAAGTAACCGACAAAAAGAATGCAACATCTAATTCATTCAGTAGAACTGTAGGCACAGGAGACGGAACACCGTTTACTTTCAATTTCAAGATTGATAATTTGAAAGTGTTAGAAGGAAACTATTCAGTTTCAGTATCTTCTAAAGGTATTTCACATTTCAATAACAAAGATATAGAGTTAGAATACTTTATTGCACTTGAACCTGATTCAAAATATGGTCAATAGACATATATATAATAGTGTGAATAGGGTTAAATTAGTCTCAGCTCTATACTCGGGATGTAAGAAATCTCATCAATCTTCAAGGGTTCTTACAACAGTTAATTCGGAGGGGTTTTAACATCTAATTATGAATCAAGAATTTTTATTTGTAGAAAAATATCGTCCTCAAAATATTGAGGACACGATTCTTCCTGAATCAATCAAATCTACTTTCAGAGAGTTTGTTAAACAAGAACAAATACCAAATCTTATGTTATGTGGTTCTGCAGGTTGTGGTAAAACAACCATTGCAAAAGCATTATGTAATGAACTTGGTGCAGACTTCATTGTTATAAACGGTTCAGATGAGGGCAGATTGATTGATACTCTCAGGACTAAAATCAAAAACTTTGCATCAACAGTATCACTTTCAGGTGGACCTAAAGTTGTGATACTAGATGAGGCAGATTATATATCTGCTGATTCAGTGCAACCTGCATTGAGAAACTTTATAGAAGAGTTCTCATCTAATTGCAGATTTATCTTTACTTGTAATTACAAGAACAGGATTATTCCACCTTTACATTCACGAACAACAGTAATTGATTTTCTCATCAAACCAACAGACAGACCTGCTCTTGCAAAACAGATGATGAAAAGATGTAGAGAGATTTGTGAAACTGAGAACATAGAAGCAGACAGTCAAGTCCTTGCAGAACTTATTATGAAGTTCTTTCCAGATTTCAGAAGATGTCTAAATGAAATTCAAAGATATGGTGCAAGTGGTGTTATCGATAGTGGATTACTATCTACATTGTCTGAAGAGAAACTTACACCACTAATCGACATGCTTAAAGATAAGAAATGGTCAGACATGAGAAAGTGGGTCGGTCAGAATTCTGATAACGACTTCAATACACTTTACAGAAAGGTTTTCAATTCACTTGAATCTAAATTAGAACCTAGTTCTGTACCTGCCGCAGTCTTAATTATTGCAGACTATCAATACAAATCTGCATTCTCAATGGATTCAGAGATTAACTTTGTTGCATGTCTAACCGAGATTATGTCGGAGTGTAAATTCAAATAATGGGTAAGTTAAGACAATGGTTTAGAAAATGGTTTGATATTCAAATAGAGAAATCATGGCAAAGAAAAGCAAACAAAATGTTTGCAAAACATAGTGTAGAATATAGAGACGGAGATAATACATGACACAATATGATGAGAGAGTCGAAAAACAAAGACTTAAAATAGAAGCAGAAATATGGTCAAAGGGTGTTAAATCTGCACATGCACATTCACTGAATTCAATGTGGTATGATACAAGACCACAAGACACTGAAAATGGAAGAGGTGTCTTAGATATTCAATACAATGACGAAACAGTTAAAAGAACTTTAGACAACGGAGAAATCTATATCTTTGGAACTCCATTGAAAGGACAAGCCTTAATTGATTCTTATATAAGAAGCACTTAATGTCTAAAAGAAATCCATTCGATTTTGTAAAGTCGGTCTCTTACGACAAAAAAGATATCATGGTTGATGATATCGAAGAGAAAGCATATCAACCATTCTTAATAAACAAATCATTATCTTACCACGAAGATTGTATCTTCTTGACTAACGAAATGAATACACGACACTCTACCGAGAGTCGTCTTCAATATGTATTTTTTCTAAATACCCTTAGAAGACGACAAAGGTTTTCCAAATGGAGCAAACCTTATGTCTCAAAGAAACTCGATGTAATCAAACAGTATTATCAGATATCAACAAGAGAAGCAAAAGAGTATGCATCACTTTTATCTGATAAACAGTACCGTGAGTTGAAGAATAGAATGCAATTTGGTGGTAAAAATAATGAATGAAATAGACCCTTTAGTAGAAAAACTAGTAGAAATCTCCTTTGAAAAAGAGGACGATTTTCTAAAAATCCGAGAAACTCTATCCAGAATTGGTGTTGCATCACGCAAAGACCAAGAACTTTTCCAATCTTGTCATATCTTACACAAAAGAGGTAAGTATTACATTGTGCATTTCAAAGAACTGTTTGCACTTGATGGTAAACCAACCAATATAGATGAGAACGACATTGGTAGAAGAAACACCATTTGTAATCTATTACAACAGTGGAGTCTTATCAAAGTTTTAGATAATGATAGGATAAAAGAACCTGTTGCACCCCTTTCACAAGTCAAAATCATACCATTCAAAGAAAAAACTGCATGGAAATTGACAACAAAATACTCAATCGGCACTAATAAAACCTAAATAACTCCGATATTAATCAAATAAAGGAGGCGGATATGCTAA